GGTGGCGAGTTGTATGTGAATAATGAACTTGTTTGCAAGGACAATTAAGGTAACAAATGGAAGACGATAAGCAAGTATTCACGGGCGAAGTAATTTTCTTTAATTCAAAGACTGGATATGGGTTTATCCTTTGGGAAAAACAAGGGGTAAAACAAAAGGATATATTTTTGCACTATTCTGATATCAATATGGAAGGATATAAGACTGTTAATAAAGGTCAAAAGGTTTCTTTCAATATTGGCGAAAATATAAGAGGGCAAGATAAAGCAATTAACGTTACTGTAATAGTTTAAGTTTTCTTTGAGAAAATTGGTTTATTGTCCAAGTCTGCCAAATCAGCATTTTCATTTGCCAAAGCCTCGTCAGTAATCTCTAATTCCTCGTATTTTTCCTCTTTGATCTCAAATACTGATCTGTTTCTTGATGGAATCACAGTTTCGCGGTCAATCGGTTTCGTTTCTTTAGATATCGCTGGACCTATGTTTCTAACAACTATCTTGTTCCTTTTCTTAAATATTGATCCTGAACTTGCAGACTTCTGTAGTTGTCCCATGGTATATTGATAATGTCTCGTATCCATAAGATTAACTGTTCTATAAGCAGGAATGTTTAATGCCAAATCAGTTAGAGTGACATTCATATTAGATATATTGGTGACCCAGAAGGGTGGACTTTGTTTTTTCATGTATAAATATGCTATTTTATTGACATAGAGTCATGATTACTGTCCTTCAATATTATCCCGGACAAACTGCTACGATTTTCCTAGAGGTTCTTGATGGTTATGGAAGGGCAGACCCGGACACTTTGCCATTGATTACTAGAGTTATTTTGCCGGGTTTTACTTTGGCAACTGGCTATCCTCAACCAATGACAAGAATAGATGTTGGCTTGTATTACGCTTTATTTACACTTCCAGTTGGCGGTTATGCTGTTGGTAGTTATTTGATAGATGTTTCGTATAGAGACCCAATCAGTATCGATGGATATCCAGATGGTTATTTTGCAAATACTGCTTTGTATCAAATAGTGGTGACGGCGCCATTTGGTAACTTCTCGACGACGCTGGGCTGTTAAAATATATTTGAATCATGTTTGATGTCTTCATGGATGGATCTGATATTTGGGCACAACTGGGTAAAATAATGATGGGACTAAAAATCTTTGAATTACCGAATGGCGCCATAATGTATGAATATTTAAATGGCAAGAGATATTGGTATTATCAGGGCAAACAATTAGATTGTAAGACACTAGAAGAATGTGATAGATTGATGAAGTTAAAAGCATTCTGGTAAAGGCAATATTTAAAATGTTTGATTTAAAGAAACAATGTGGCGAACATATAACATTCATAAAATTATTTGAATATCCTAATGGTGGTATTTTATATCAATATGAAGATGGCCAACAATATTGGTATTATCAAGGAACACAACTAAATTGTAAGACACAAGAAGAGTTCGATAGATTGATGAAACTAAAAGCGTTCTGGTAAAGTAATTTACTATATAATGTTTCTAATTTGTTTCATATAGGTTTCTGCTTGTATAGGAGAGAAACTAATTATTATATATTCATAATACAGCATATATTTAGTTGATATATTTTGAGGTTAAAATATGGCTCTTGAAAACTACGATTATGGCCCAATAAAAGCCAGAGGTGAATTAATAGATGTAACTGATCAGGTTAATCTAACTATTCAATTTAAGGATCCATATGGAGTTCCAGTAAATACTGATAGTTTCCCTACTATATCTCTTATTCAGCCCAGTGGTTTGGTTGCATTGGCACCTACTTCTACTGGAGTTACAAATACTGGCACTGGAATGTATTCTTATGTTTTTACTATACCTATCAATGGACCTTATGGTAATTGGAACGATGACTGGGTGGGTTATATTAATGGATTTCGCGTTGAAGCTCTGTTCATCTTTACTGTATTGCATACCCAACTGCCAGCAATAAATACCGACGGCTTTGTCCATTTAGGTGACGACCCAGGCTTCAATTATTCACAATGCGCCACGAAGAATATTAATAAACTAATGAAGTCATTGAGAGCAAGGTTAAATAGTGCTGGGAAAGCCAAGGCAGCCGACGCATATGGGAACACCATATATGTCGACTGTGATATATTTTCTGTGGATATGCTGACTACTTTTATTGCGACGGCTTTGTGGGATTTTAATCAGGTGCCTTATTTTACTTTTTTTGATTTTGACAATACGGACTTTATCGAACAATTCGGTGAGATACTGGTCGAAGGTGCAACACTGTATGCCTTGGTCTCGCAGGGGCTTATAGAGAGGGGTAGGGAGTTCGCAATAACCGACAGTGGAGTTAACTTTAATCCACCAACTGTTAGCGAATTGTTAGAAACTCAATATTCAACGCTCTTAACTGTCTATTGGGATAAACTAAAATATATCAAAAATTCATTAAGACCACACCCAAGAGGACTTGGTGTATTCTCAATGTCTTCTGGCTTAAATCCAGCCTTTGCAAGATTAAGACACTTAAGGGCTAGGCGTATAATATAATTTATATTCTTTTAATCTTCGTATTATTGTAGATTTACTACACCCAAGATTATCTCCATACTCATCTAGATATTCATAAATAGTTTTATTTTTAAACCCTCCTGCAAGAGATGTTTTTTGTATTAGATCAATCAATACTTGTTTTGATATATCTAGTTTCCTTGGAACTATTTTTAATATCTCAAGAGCGGCTTCATGTTTTCTATCCAGCCAAATAGTCGCATCTTTTAATAAGAACTTTAAAATATTAGTATTATCAACCAAGTTCCTACAATTAATTATTTGCAGTCCATCATCGCGCACTACATAGTGAGGACGATTCAAAAACCATTTAAACTGTTCGTAAATCTTTAAAACAACATTGGATCCACATAATCCTATTATTGAGTGGCCTCCATCAACACGAACCCATCCATCTCCATCAATCAAGCCTCTCAAAAAATGATGATACAATGGATGTATCGTTAGCCAATCAGGAACCTCATAAGTTTTACTTTTATTAGGAATAATATTAAACCTTAATAAATCTTTTGCCATTTGTTCCGAATTAAATCTAATTATTGCGCTTTCATAATACGGTCTTTTAAATTCTGGGCGTGTCTCATATGTTCTTGCTATTCTAATTGGACAATCACTTTGTATATCATTTTTGAACTTTTCTACATGCCCTTTGTCATCAATACCTAATTCCAGTTTTATTCTATTACTATCCTTTTCAACATTGCCATCAGCGGCTATAAAGCCAGCCCAATAAAAACTACCCTCATTATCTTCTGTAAAGAAGTTATCATTTTGATGAAACTTTTGCCTTAATGTGTATTCTATATTGTTAGCAATTAAGTATTTTCTTAATGTCTCTATACTAACGCCAAGTTCATTACCAGCCTTTTCTAATGTTTCATATCTATCATAACAATCTATTATATGCTCTTGGGTGAATTGTGATAAGATATCTCTTTTAATTCCGCCAATATCTAAACCAAACGCTAGCATTTGTTTTTTAACTTGTTTGCCAGTCATATTAAAAATTCTACCAACTTTTTTGAAACTTTCTCTGCATTCTTCAAAAGTTCTTTCTAGGACATCTCTTTCGATCTTTGCAAATATTCTCTTTGGTGCTCTTGTACGCTTTATTTTCATAATATCTCCCCTCAATTTAAGCCATGTTCTCGTAACCTTTTTTTTATTATTCTTACGCTACATCCAAGTTTCTTGGCATACCCACTAATCGTTTCTAATTTAGTTCCTATAACAAGTGGAGTTTCTTTTATTAGATCAATCAATACTTGCTTTGGTATTGACACTTTTCTTGGAACTATTTTTCTAACTTTTAGAGAAAGTTCGTATTTTCTGTCAAGCCAAATTGTTGCATTTTTATATAAATAATTTATTATATTGGTTATATCTTGTTGTTTGTAATAAGTCAATATATGTATATTATTGTGGGGGACAAATTGTGGATTGCCAGTAATATCGCAATTTACTTCTAAATTACTTTTAATTTTATCCATAGTAGAAAAATTACCACATATACTCCATATTGTTAATTCTCTTTTACCCATAGCAAAACAACCATCGCCATCAAAATAACCCCTAATAAAATGATTAAACAACGGGTGAGATATTATCCAATTAGGTATATCGTATGTCTTTGTTTTATTGGGAACAATATTAAATCTTTTCAAATCTCTTGCCATTTCATGAGATCTAAATGTTATTAAACAAAGCTTAGATGATTTTATAATATGAACTTTGCCTCTTATGTTAATGGTTTTTTCTTTTGTAGTCTTATATCTAATTGGACTGTCTGTTTTAACTGCCGCTTGAAACTTCATTAAATGTCCGTCATCAGAACCTTTAAGGTCAATATTGATATCATCTTTTTTAGATACATTACCGTCTGCTGCCATGAAACCAGCCCAGTAAAAACTTGCTTCATTATCTCTTGAGAAAAAAGCATCATCACATATGTATCTTGTTGCTTTTTTATATTCTATATTGTTTTTTATAAATAATCGTCTTAATTTTGTATGTGGAACATTAAAATACTTTGCAGTCTTTCTAATAGACTTTAATTTTTCATATTGAACTACTACTTCATCTATATTCAAATTTTTTATATCCATAAATTGGACTATATTTTTATCTATTGTCTTCATAATTACTTCCTGCTAAATGTGAGATCTGTGGCACACATAAATGTAAGTCCCACGCCCGATTTTGCAAGCCCCTCCGAATTTAAAATAATATTTTAATTTTGCGTCGCTAATTTGTTAAATAATTCGATCTTGGCAATCAACGAACTATGCTTTGTTCGTTCTGGACTTTTCAGCGGAAAGGTTACAAACACCCTCGAATCGCCGTCGTTGCCACCAAACAATATCACTTCATTAACCACAAACTCAATTGCTGGATCAATCTTACAGTCCTCATGGTCTTCCTCTGAATACGCCAATGTAATGTGTGGATTATATTCCTTGAATGTCTTGGAAAACTCAATCTTATCCTTGTCAAATGCTTTTGCGAGTTTCTTATATAATTCTTGCAATTCCTCAGATTCAATTGGTAATATTATGGGAATTGGGTTATCCTCTCGTCTTGGGAAACTTGATATTTTACTAGACACAACTTTAAAGGGCTCGCATTCAGATATGACATCATAGGCAGTTTCTAATGCCTTTGCTATAATAGCAATTGGCAAGTCTTTTTGAAAATGTAAAATCGTAATATGATAATCGGATGGTGTTTCCTTTTCTCCAGGCACATCCAAATCTTTGATTAATCTACCAATATCATGATTTATCTTTATTCCCAAAAATGACATCTTTACCTTAATCCTGATGCAACAATATTCAGCGTATCATAAGCATATATCATTATTTTCACATGTTTTCATGGCTGAAAAATTATCTTTGAAAACGGTAAAAAAATTACCGATTAGTACTTTGATGCGTCTCATCAACAAAGCCAAAAAGTCCATTAAGAACGATGAGACTTGGGTAAAAGTATGCAAAGAATATGACGAGACTCCAGATATTATTGATTTGATCCCAATGAAGTTTGGGACTCTTGATGTCAGCGCCAGCACCAATCATGGCATTGTAATATTGAATTATAAGTTGTTATGCGACGGCGATTTTGAGAAGGACTATTCATATATAATTCATGAGTCAGTACACTATCTTCAACAGACGTGTACTGACAAGGCAACCAAGAGCGCAGACGATGGAGACTATTTGCACAACAAATTTGAACAAGAGGGTTTTGCCAATCAAGTTGACTATATTGCTAATCATGAAGGAGACGACAAAGCCGAAGATTATGTTGACGATCTACTGGACCATCATGACAAATCAGGGAAGGAATCTGATAAACTAAAAGATGTCTTATTGGAAAAAGTGGAATCTAAGTTAGAATATTTATACGTCAAGTATGGAGTCTCATGATCTATTACCCAGACCCAGTCAGAGCTGGCACCAATAGAGTTGGGAGTCTTGGAGATGGATATACAATATCTATATCTTGGTATCAGGCCCTGTCTACGATATCCAATTATCAAATTGCATATAACATCTATTATTCTACTTATAAAGACGATGTTTTCAGCGATGGAATTAAATATACCATTTTTGATGGTTCAAGACATGCGAATATCATTGATTTAACTCCTGGACAATTATATTTTCTAGCCGTTAGACCCGTAGAGTACGACCCCCTTATCTTCAACTTATCTTTACTTCCACTTGCCTATGATAACTTATATTATTATCCAACCAGTCTATTACGACAAGACATAGGTCCAACTGACCTAATCATTCCGCTAATCGATGTTTCTGGTTTCCCAACTACAGGAGTTATCAAAGCAGGACTTGAGTTAATTCAATATCTGGCAGTTGACCAAGTAAATAATAACTTGGTTTTATCTGGTGGAGTTTCTCCTGTTGGCGCCCATTTAGTTGTTCAAACTGGTGGTAATCTTTATCTCCCATATCCAAATAATATAGGACAAGGAACATTAAATAACCTAACCGTTGTTGGCACCACTGCACCTTCAGAGAACTGGAACATAAAGTGCATCTTTGTTCAATATGACGATTTGGGAAACCCTATGCCAAATACAGCAAAGTTTGAGGCAATTGGTTCCGTATCAGGAGTTCAAAGAGATATATATACCAATGTAATTATCTGGGTTGCAAATGGTGGGAACGTTGCTGGGGATATTTTGAGTTTCTCAATTACAGAAACAAGTGTCCCGTTTAGACCTGGCGACGGTTTCACTGCCCAAGTAATCGGAGTAACACCAGGAACTACTGGAGGTAGAGGGTATAACAATACTCCAATTACTGAACATACTACCTCTGGCTTTGATGGTTATAATACATGGAACCCAATTATACCCTTGTTTACTTTATATGAGAGCAAACTTTGGGATAGAATCTTTACTTGTCAATGTCGATTTGAATATCCTAATTTTGCCTTTTCAATGGTGGATGGATATCATCAGGTTACAAAGGATTTGCTGTCAACTGATTTGTCGGCGGCTGATGCTGCGAACGTTACGTTTCCTGAATATGATTATTCGGGATATCATAGGACGGATCCGGTGTTGTTGTTGAATGGGACGTGTGTGGGGAGTTATATTGGTGGAGTAATGGGCTGTATCGACGGATACGGCAACTATAATATACTAAGAGGTCTTTCACTAGAAGATCAAAATACCCAACGTCAAGATGTACTATTATCAGTTACTGGTCAGCCAGCAGTATTAATAAAAAGAGTTCAAACTGGAATTACCTGTACCTGTTATCTCGCTTCTAGCGAATACCAAGATGACCGCTGCCCGTATTGTTATGGCACAAAATTTGTCTTCGGCTATGTCCAGTATTTTAATCCCAGATCATCTGACGGAAGAATACAGGTTAGACTTGATCCAACAGCAGAAAACTTAAAGATGTATGAGGCAGGGCTTGAATCAGAATATCCATTGGGCATGTGGACATTAACAGTGCCAACAATAAAAACTAGAGATGTTATTGTCTTGTTTGATCAAGACGATAACGAATCGTTTAGATACGAGGTTGGCGACGTTATTCGCAATACAATAATACTAGGTCTTGATGGCGGACAACATATGAAGACTTTCAGGGTCAGAAAGTTTGATCCAATATATCAGATTAGAATATTCAGGGATACCTCTGACTTCCCACAAAAGTTTAATACTAGCATAAGTTTTGTGCCAGGTATCCCACCTCACGCTCACGAGATAGTACGAAATGAGCACATTACTTCTGTTTCTCAAATAAATCAAACAACTGCTTTAGCGCAAGGACATAATCATCCAATTGTCAACGGTAATGTAATGTTAGCGGTCGGTCATTCTCACATTATTATCCTACCATAACGTATTTTATTTTTTTGCCTTGATATATATATAAAGTATGACAAAACCATCCAACGTATACAAAATTACCTGTAAAATTAATAGTAAAATTTATATCGGAAAAGCTAACGATCCTAAAAAAAGATGGAGTCGTCATAAAAATCCAGATAAGAAAAAAATTTATTATTTACAAGCCGCCATTATTAAACATGGAGCTGAAAATTTTTCTATGGAAGTAATTGAAAAATATGATTCAGAAAAAGAAGCTTATGCAGGTGAAAAATATTATATCAAACTTTTAAATGCCAAAGATAAAACCATTGGATATAATTTAACTGATGGTGGCATTGGTTCATTTGGTAGAATATGTTCTGATGCAGAAAGATTGAAAAAGTCAGTAGGTATGACTGAATATTGGAAAAAAAACATACATCCATCAAAAGGAAAAAAATATACAGAAGAAGAATATAAAACAATATTTTCTAAAGAAACTCGCCGGAAAATTTCTGATAAAAATTCTGGATCTGGTAATGGCATGTATGACAAAACTCATTCTTTTGATAAAAGAAAAGAGATGAGTATCAAAATGATAGAATCTAAAAGTAAAACAGATAATATCTATAAACCATTCTCTGCTGAAGTGATAGAGCAAATAAAAAAAGCTTCTCGCGAAGGTAAAAGTGGATTAGTTCCAGATGATCAAAAAGATATAATCATAGAGTTGTATAATACAGGTAGTTATACCAAAAAAGATTTAGGAATTAAATTCAATTTAGAAGAAGTAACAATAAAACATATTATTAGAAAGTGGCCAAAAATCAGAGCTAATAATCCAAAATATCTAACCTTGGAACAAAAAACAGAAATAATAGAAGCATATCTTTCTAATAAATATACAGATCAACAAATTGTCGATAAACTTCAAATAACTTTAATTGTTTTGAATCGAGTATTAATGGCATATAAAAAAGAATCAAAAGTATAAAATATTTTCTAAGTTTATCTCTATATCAGGCGCTCCATGCATAAATCGACATTCCTTCGAAACAAGGAAAATAAATGCCATTTACTCCGCCACCTCTAGTTCCAAATTTTAATTTTGGAGTCGGGCGCATTGCCCTAGATCGCAATGATTTTGCAGCCCATTTGGAAGGCGTCAATCCACCATATGCAACGAACTTCAGACATCTGGCAAATCAAATTGATTTGGTCCCGCCAATCGTTGTTAACTCAGATGGATATTCTACTGTTCAAAGTGCATTGATTGCCATTGCAGCCAATCTGGTTCCACCAACAGTTCCACAAGCAACAGTTGGCACCACAACAGCCAACTTGGGAGTAATTACTCTTGGGGGTGATGTTGGGGGAACTGCTTTAGTTCCAAAGGTTGTAAAACTACAAGGAGTACCAGTTACTAATCTAGCGCCAACGAATGGTCAGGTGTTAGCATATAACGGAACCACTTGGACACCAACGTCTCTGGCATCAACTACAATAAATATTAATGGAGACGTTACTGGCACAAATATAGCATCTACCGTAGTCAAATTACAAGGTCATGCAATCTCTGCTTCTGTTCCATTAACAAATCAATTACTCCAATATGTTGGAGGCGCTTGGACTCCAACTACCAACATTGTTTTGCCAGGTACTTTAGAGCTTACTTCAGCCCATACGTTTACGGCAGACTCTGCTTCTACTGTTGCTATTAATGGTCAAATTACTTATGGCGCTGTTAGCAATTCAACTTCTGTTTCTGGTTCAACTACTACTTATAATAGTGGTGCTAATTTTACTATGTTGGGTGAGTTGCAAGTAAGTACCAATGGCTTTATTAATTTAACAGGGGTAGACACGGCAATATATTTTAATTCAGGCGCACAATTATCTTTTACAACACCGGGAGCAAGCAATGCTGATTGGCAGACCGGAACTTCAGCTACTTTTGACCAAGGCTCAACATTAACTATGGATGGGAAATTGCAAGTAAGTAATGCTGGATTTATTAATTTAACAGGTGCTGGCACAGCAATGTATTTTAACACAGGTGCTCAACTATCTTTTACAACACCGGGAGCAAGCAATGCCGATTGGCAGACTGGAACTTCCGCCACTTTTGATAGTGGGTCTACATTAAACATGAATGGTGAATTACAAGTTGCTAATACTGGCTTTATTAATTTATCAGGCGCTGGCACAGCAATGTATTTCAATACTGGTGCAGCCCTAACATTTACTGCTGGTGGTGGAGGCGGATCTGCTGATTGGCAGACTGGAACAACAGCTACTTTTGAATCTGGTTCAATTGTAAATATGAATACTTCAATTGGGGCGTCTACTGGGGCTAACGTAGGCTTTACTAGCCTAACTGTTCCGCTAACAACTTTGAATGGAGCAACTACCTTAACTTCTAGCCAATATAATCGTCCAAATCTTAATATTACTGCTAGCGGCAATTTGACTGGCACATGCACATTGGTGTTTCCGGCAGTCCAAAATGGTATTTGGTTTGTTAATACAACGGCTTTAACTACTAACATTGGCTCAAACACATTTAGAGTTCAAATTAGTGGAGGGGCTACTGTAAACTTATATACATCAGGTACGCCTGTCAAAAGTTTTAGCCCTATTTATATAGTGATTATAAGTAATTTTAACATTTACATAACGTAATGCTTTGAAGAAGTTGCGCATAATTCCATATTATGACATGAAAGAGGTTTTATAATGTGCAAAGTCTTATCCGCATTATTTAGTTGGCATTCACTTTTGTTTGTTGTAATAGCGATTATTGCAATAGTTGTGCTATTAATTCTTATAAAAAAACATGCCGTAATCCTTACTGGGGCAAAAGAGTTATTAGCCAGTCCTTCTGGACTCTTTTCGTTATTAACATTAGTGGCAATTACATTGGTGACCTGGCATCAACCTGCTGTAGGATCGGCGGCACTAGCTTCTTTTTGTGCAATCATACCAGCAGCGTTAGGTTTTTTTGAACACAGAGAAGCGATGGCGCAAATTGTTCCTCCTGTGCCAATAGTTCCTCCAGCGCCACCAGTGCCAGAACCTGCGCCTCCACCCAATCCCGCCAAACCAGTTATCGGCTCTAAACATGCTCCAATTGATGTTGTTGTAGAAATTGAAAAACCAAAGAAAAGTCCTAAAAGAAAACCCAAGAAAAAAACAAAGCACAAATGAGTTCAAACTTCCCGACTGGCTATGATGATGATTCAACTCTGCCAGCAGTAAATAATAATATCACAGAGATTGGCGGCGATGCCGTCAATGCTTTGCGAGACGCTGTATTTAACATAGAAACTTACTTGGGTCTTGGTGGGGCTGGGACCACAACTTCTATCTCGACGCGCCTTGGCACCTCCATTTTGCCCAATGGCTCTATTAACCCGTCTGCACTTACCAGCCTTGGATTGGTCACTTTACCAATAACTCAAAACCAAATTGCCAATAACGCGGCAATACCAGAATCAAAGTTGCTATTAGACCATTCGACGATTGATCTTTTTAACTATATTCAAGATTTATCCAATGGAGTAAATAATGCCTTGGGCTGGATATCTACTACAGGCATCCAACTAGAGCCACATTTGCTAGGAGCCATCTATAGACATTCGATGGATCAAATTGACGTTAGTCATGACTTGGTTAACTTCCCATATATGCTTAATAAGTTCAGACTTTTAAGAGATAACTCAGAGTCATACAAACTTGTCAATGATATTAACAACGAATTCTTGGCTCA